CAAGAGAAGTTGATGGAACAAGTAAGGCAGCTCATTCTGATGGCACAGCAGTTGTAGATGCAACAAATTTTTCTGATTGGGGCGAAGCAGTTCTTGCATCAGAAGTAACTCTTGAACCTGGTCTTTGGAGTTTAGACAACTTTGGTCAGGTATTGATTGCAACAGTTGCAAACGGTAAAACATTTACATGGAACGCAGGTGCAGCAACGCCTTTGACCACAAGAGCGTCTACAACAACAACTAGTTTTTCTACTGCAAATAACCCAACAGCTTCTAGATTAACTTTAGTATCACCAACAACTAGACACTTATGTCATTTTGGAACTGAAACAACTATTGGAGATACAACAACACAAGATGATATGTTTATAAGATTCTCGGATCAAGAAGATATTAACGATTATGCAGCAACTGCTATAAATACTGCAGGTGATTTTAGATTACAAGACGGTACAAAAATAGTTGGTGCTATCAAAGCAAAAGAAACAATTCTAGTATTTACAGATAATGCATTATACACAATGAAATTTGTTGGATCACCTTTTACATTTGGTTTTGAACAGGTGGGTACAAACTGTGGATTAATAGGTAAGAATGCAGTTGTTGAAGTAGATGGAGCTGCGTTTTGGTTATCACCAAATGGTTTCTTTATGTTTGATGGTACAGTTAAATCACTACCATGTAGTGTAGAAGATTTTGTATTTGATAATTTTGATACTACTAAAGGTCAACAAGTTGCAGCTGGTATTAATAATCTATTTACAGAAGTGATCTGGTATTATCCATCTCAAGGATCTAGTTTTAATGATAAGTACGTTGTGTTTAATTATAGTGAACCTATGAAAGGTGGAGTATGGTATACAGGAACAGAGGCAAGGACATCTTGGATTGATGCAATTGTATATCCAAAACCTTATGGTACAAAATATGACAGCACAGCGAATGGTACTTTTCCGGCAGTTGTAGGTCAAGATGGTTTAGGTCAAACTAAATTTTTTGAACATGAGGTTGGTACAGATCAAGTAAATGAAGATGGATCAACAACTATTGTTACATCATTTATAAAATCATACGATATAGATTTAGAACAAAGACAAAGAAATAGACAAGGTCAGCAAATAGGTCTTAAATTAGCTGGTGAGGTTTTCTTGGCTGTAAGACGTTTTGTGCCTGATTTTAAAACATTAGATGGTAATGCAAAAATAAGTATGGCTGTTAAGAGATATCCGCAACAATCTGATACCACAACAACTTTGAGTCCCTTTACAATTAACTCATCTACTGATAAAAAGGATACAAGAGCCAGAGGACGTTTTATTAACTTTAAGATAGAGAATGATTCTAACGGTGAATCCTGGCGTTTTGGTACATTTAGGTTGGACATACAACCGGACGGGAGAAGATAATGGCTATAGATAAAAAAATAGATTATGTAGAACAAGACGGTTCTTTAAATTTTATAAAGAACTCTGAATCTGTAACTGTGCCTAAAAGATTTAAAGCTAGAAAAAATGCACCTGCAACTAAACTAGCATACATCACAGATGCCGAAGCTAAGATGCTAAAGAAACAAAAACCAGGCACACCGCATAAGGGACCAAAAGGTATACCTAGTTATGATTCATATGGATCAATTGAAGGTGGTAGAGATGTAGGTATGTCCGGTGCAGCAACAAGTGCTGCCGAAAGAGGAGGTGGAAGCGGAGCAGATGCAAGAGAACTTGCGGTAGAATCTCAAAGGGTTAGATCAGGTCCAGATTTACCACCAGGAGTTGTTGATAAAAACGTGCAAGATTATAGAGATGCATTTATTGCAGCCGGTGGTGGTAGAAGAGTTAATCCAAGTTTTTTTGATAGTAGAAATACTGTATCACCAGCAGAGTTAGCAAGAGCTAGAGCATTTAATCCAGCTGCATTTAAAGCTGGTCGTAGAGGTGGTATTATGGACTTCTTTACAGGTGGTGGATTTTTAGGAAATATAATTAGAGGTATTGGACAAAAATTTGGTTTAGGTAAAAGATTTAATGAGCCTACTTATGATATGCGTCAGTTCAGTGGTATTAATCCAACTTTTCAAAACGATTTAGGTAATGAAGGTTTATTAAGTCTTCTTGAAAATGAAGAAGATGAAGATACTTTCACAAACACTGTTGCACCTATGTCAGTAAATAATAATATTAAAGGTATTAGATTTAATAATCCAATCGGTGGTGTAGATCAATTTGCTAGAGAAATGGAAGCTTTAGAAGCTTCTATTCCAAGAAAACCTGGTCAAACAGAAGATATCTCAATGAGAATACGACCAAGAGACATGACTGGAACTTTAAGAGATTTTTATACAAATAAAGGTCAAACAGTTACACTCGCTGATGGACGAGTAGTTCCAACATCTGATGTAATATTTGAAGTTTATGATGATAACATTAATTTTAGAAATGTTCCTACTGATTTAGGTAATCCATATAATGATCCAAGAGTTGTACCTGAAGAAAAAGGTTTAGTTGGTAATGAAGGTATTATGTCAGTGGCAGAAGTTCTTCAAAAAGATATTGATGCTTCAAAGGCAAGAGGATTTAAAATGTTAGATCGTGATACAGCAGTTACTTTAGGTTTAATTTCTCCAAATGTAACTGAGTATGAATTTGAACAATTAAAACAAGGTAACATAACAGAACCTGGAACATATACAGCATAATGGCAAAAATAAATGTTAGAATACCAGAACCAAAAGAAGAGTACGATATCTCCAACCAAAAACAGATTAATAGATCATTAACACTCATGAAAGATCAATTGAATTCTACATTTTTAAATGAAGTAAAACAGGAGCAGGAGAGATTCTCTTGGTTTATCGGTGGCTAATGTATATAGAAATGCAAAGGTAGATTTTACTACTACTGGTAATACGACAGTCTATACAACACCGTCTGATTCTAGAGCTATTGTAAAAAATATAGTAGTATCAGAAGATTCTAATAATGCAGATAGTATTACTATTACAGTAACTGATGCAGCTGGTGCAGTATTTAGTTTATTTAAGGACAAAGCTATTTCTGCAAAAGCAACTGTTGAATTAATAACTCAACCTATAATATTACAAGAGGGAGAGATATTAAAAGCACAAGTTGCAACAGCTGATAGATTGCATTTAATAACATCAATACTAGAAATAAACAGAGATTAATATGTCATTTATAGAAACAGAAGCATCGTACAGAATAGAAATAATAAACGGTAAACCAGTTAAGATTATTACACCGCAAACAGAAGTTACATTAACCAATATGAAAACAGGGCAAGAGTATAACTCAGACGCAGAGGCTATGCAAGACGTACAAAACCCTGAAACAGAGACTGTAGCTGATGATATTAAAAGAGACGTTAAAGTAACTGTAGAAGCGCTACCTTTGGGTGGTGATTCTAAGTTGTAAAACAAAGGATTTTTATATAATATAGATAAAATTATGCCAATTTCTAGAGGACAAATGCCCAGACAATTATATGGATTAGGAAGTTTAGTTAAGTCTATAACAAAACCTATTAAAAAAGCGGTTAGCAGTGTAAAAGATATTGTTAAATCTGACATAGGTAAAGCCGCTATATTAGGTATAGGCGCTTTTGGTTTACCTGGGGGATTTGGAGGTATTACAGGAGTTTTACCAGCAAATAGTTTTTTAAGAACTTTACCCTCTACTATTTTAGGTGGTCTTTCAAAAGGTGGTAAATTTGAAAAACTTGGAGGTGTTCTAAGAGACGTGGCTATTGGAACAGGAGTTGCAGGTGCTACTGATTATCTTACAAAACCAGAGTTAGATCCATCACAAGAAAGAGTGATGGGTAGAACACAAGAAGAATTAGATGAATTAGAAGATCAACTTAGAACAAATTATAAAAACCTTGGATACACAGAAGGTGAAATAGATTTACTTGTAGAACAAAACATGAGAGAATATAGAGCTATGGGTGGCAGAATAGGTTATGCTAGAGGAGATACAGCAGAACAAAACGCGATGCAAGCGTCAGGCATCATGGGTCTACCCTTAAATCAAAATCCTGCGGGTGTAACGGAATTAGACCTTAGAGAAACAGGTGGATTTATTCCTCCAGTTGGTGTAAAAGAGAAGGCTGACGACATCCCTGCGATGCTTTCAAATAACGAATTTGTATTTACTGCCGATGCTGTAAGAGGAATGGGTGACGGTAACGTTAACAAAGGTGCTGAACGTATGTATAGTATGATGAAACAATTAGAAAACGGAGGAAGAGTATAATGGCCGAAACAATAACACAGATAAATCAACCAGCTCCGTTTATAGAAGCAGCAGCGAAACCATTTTTAACACAATTAACTCAAGCAGTTGGCGGTCTTCAGACACAAAATCTTGCTGATCAATTTGGTCCACAATTTGTAGCCGGACCAAGTGCATTACAAACACAAGCACAAAATTTAGCAAGTGGATTAGGTGGATTTCAACCTTTCTTACAAACTGCAGCTGCAAGCACTGGTCCTCAAGCTTATCAACAATTCATGTCACCTTTTCAACAAGATGTCATTAGCACAACATTACAAGAATTTGATCGTCAAGCACAAAAAGGTTTAGGATCAATTTCTGATGCAGCGATAAGAAGAGGAGCGTTTGGTGGTGCAAGACAAGGTGTAGCTGAATCTGAATTTATGACACAATCAGATAAAAACAGAGCGGCACTACAAGCACAATTATTACAACAAGGTTTTGGTCAAGCGCAACAAGCAGCACAACAAAATTTTGCAAATCAAATGGGATTAGCACAGGCAGCTCCTGCATTATTAGGTCAACAGATCGGAGCATTGTCAACACTTGGTGCACAACAACAGGCGCAGACACAAGCTGGTTTAGCTGCTCAACAACAATTAGCACAGGCACAAGCTAATCAACAAATAAATGCAGCACAGACTTTAGGATCAGGCATTATGGGTCTAATCTCAGGATACCCTGGTGGAACACAAACACAAATGCAACCAACACCTAGCCCATTACAAACAGCGTTAAGTGCAGGTGCTACGTTGGCTGGTATATATAGAGCATTAGATTAATGAGTAACGTTTTTAAAAGACCAATGTTTAGAAAAGGCGGTGAAGTCGGAGGTGGCATCACGTCTGGTATGAGAAACCTATATGCAAATGGTACACCATCAGAAAGAATCAAAGCAGTTTTAGAAGAATATTCTGCACCTGCTGTAGATCCGATTGCACAATTACTCATACAAGGTGGATTAAGAGGAATGTCACAAACAGGTGGTGGCGGAACACTGGGTAATCTAGCCATGGCCTTTGAGCAACCTACGCAAGGTTTGTTTAAAAATCTAGCTGCACAAAGAAAACAAAAAAGAGACATAGCTCTTGAGGGTGTGATTGCAGATATAGGTCAAGAACAAACAGATGAAGCGAATAGAATAAAATTAGAAATAGCTGACCTAGAAAGACAGTTACAACAATCTGAAGGTGATAAAGATAGACAAACTAAAATACAAGTTGAAATAGAAAAAAGAAACACAAAATTAGCTGAATTACAATTTAAAAAAGATAATCCAGAAGTATCTGATCTTAGAACAGATCAAGTAAGACCTGCGTTTGAAAATGTGGTTAATACATTAACAGCAACATATGTAGATAGTAAAAACCCTGCAGTAAAAGCAAATCCAAATCAAACAGCTTTTAACGTAACTAAATTTAGAAGAGAAGCGTCACCTGAAGTTTTATCTAAATACAAAGGATTTAAACCATACACATTTGATAACAAAGGTAATATTATGGCTTTACCTACAGATAGGTATCAGCCAGGTGATATTATATATGATCCACTGTCTTCAGACTTTTTAATCTTTGATAATGCAGGTGGAACTTACAAATTAGATCCGTTAACATTTGAAATACAGGAGTAACCTATGGCTACTCTAAGCCTAGACGATCCAAGATTTCAACCCTTAACT